CATGTCATCAACATATACTGATCTTGGAATAGAACTAATGGTTACAGGTGCCAACGATGGTACTTGGGGAACTAAAACAAATACAAATTTAGAAATCATTAACCAAATGCAAGGTTATGTAAATAAATCTATTGCAGGTGGTGCGCAAACTACAGCTTTGTTAATAGCGGATGGTTCTACTTCATCTTCTGATGCAAGAAATTTGATTATAGAATTATCTGGAACAATTACAGGAAATCAAATTGTGACAGTGCCAGATAGCATAGAAAAATCTTATATTGTTTATAACAACACATCTGGAGCTTTTACTGTTGAGTTTAAAACAGCTAGTGGAACTGGATCTACTTTTTCAACTACTGATAAAGGAATAAAAATTCTTTACAGCAATGGAACAAATATTATTGATGTAAATGCCAACCTAAACACTTTAGGAGCTGTCACAACAGGAGCAATAACTTCAGGAGCTATTGCTGCAAGTGGCCATATAACACCAGGAGCTGACGATACCTATGATTTAGGAGCTGTAGGAAACGTTTGGCGTAACATTTACACGGGGGATTTACATCTTAATAATGAGCATAAAACAGAAGGTAATATAGTTGACGGAACAAAGGGGAGTTGGACTTTACAGGAGGGTTCTGACGATATATACTTAATCAACAATAAATCTAATGAAAAATTTAGATTAAAGTTAGAAAAAATTTAAGGAGATTCTATGGGTATTATTTCAAATGGAAATACAGTAATTGACAATGGAGCAATTGATGCGAATGAAGTCGATACTACTCAAATAAATAATGATGCTGTAACTGCAGATAAACTTGCGAACACTGCAGTAACTGCGGGATCTTATACAACTGCTGACATTACAGTAGATGCTCAAGGAAGAATAACATCTGCGTCTGATGGATCTGGAGGTGGTGGAGGAATGTTTTTGAGAGTTCAAGGAAGAGCACAATCTGGAACATTTACTGCAGCATCTGGTTCGTCTGCATACGCAGCTTTCGCTTGGTCAGGCGGAGGCGGCGGTGGTGGCGGCGTCTGGAATTGGGGAAAAAATGGTGGAGCAGGTGGAAGCGGTGCTTATGGATATTATCACGGTAGTTTAACAGGGGGAACTGCGTACCCATACTCTATCGGAAGCGGCGGCGGTGGCGGCGGTCCTAGTGCAGCTGGCGGACCTGGTGGCGCAACAACTTTTACAAACTTATTTACAGTAAACGGCGGAAATGGCGGAAACCAAGGTAATCCAGGTAACCCAGGTAGTCCAGGTAGTGGAGGAAGTGCACCGGGAGCAAACTTAGTATTTTCACCAAAAAACTTCATGATAATTGATGACACAGGGAACGCTGGAAACGGTGGAAACGGAACTAACCAACAACCAGGTACTTCTGGAAATGCAGGAGCTATTATATTCTATGAAAATAGTTTAACTTAGGAGTGACAGATGGCATACTTTATTTTAAATCCAAACGAAACAGATAAAACAAAAATTTATAAAATAGCTGAAAACGATGCTGAAAAAAATGGTCTAAATATCTGTGACGACCACATAGTAATAGATGTTTCAGATGATGATTTTAACAAATTAAAAAATGATACACATAATCCATCAGGACATGATGGAACTAATTACACTTGGGTAGAAAGAGAGGATGGTTTTGCTACAGCTGAAGGTCTTCAAAATCATTTAAATTTTTTAAGTTCAGAAATAGAAAAATGGCTTTCTGAAAATCCAAATAGACCTGATAGATCTACTTGGGAAACTTATAAAGGTGTGATTGATTCTTTCGATACTTCAACAATATCTTCTTGGCCTTTATATAAAAGTTGGGATGAATATTGTTCGGAAAACGGTATAAATCACAAAAGTTTAAGACAATTACCATAATATAAGTTTACTTTTTATTATATAAAGTGTATTTAAAGATATGTTTGAAAAAAATATTATCTTTAGTGCTAATAAAGATTATGTTGATTTAAAAGAAAATTATCCAAAACCTATAAAACTTAATATTCCAGAATGGTTTAAAAACCTTAATCATTCTCCTGATAACCATACTATAAAAGGATGTATACCTTTTTTGGAAACTTTAACAACAGGATATCTTTTAAGTCTTCCTCAAGATTTTATTTTAAAATACACACATATTTCAGATATAGTTCTTCAACCTACAAATAAAGTACCTAATATGAATTTAAATATGTTTGATAGAGCAGAAACACATCCACCACGACAATTTGCTGGATCACCAATACAGAAAAAAAATTTAAACTCTTCAGCTCACAAAATATTGAATCCTTGGATTATAAAAACACCTCCTGGTTATTCTTGTTTATTCACAGCTCCTTTAAATAATAGTGATGATAGATTTACTATTATATCTGGTATTGTGAACACAGACACATTTGATATGGAAGTAAATTTTCCATTTTATGTTAATGGTGAAAAATATCCTGCACAAGACACTGTTTTAAAAAGGGGCACTCCTTATGTTCAAGTTATACCTTTTAAAAGAGATTCTTGGAAAATGAATATTAAAACAACAAGTGCAAGAAAAAGATATTTGTCTGATGCGTCTTATTTTATGGAATTGATACACCGATATAAAAATGTTTTTTGGAATAAAGTAAGATGGAAATAGAAAAATATATTGTACAATTTGATAATTTATTGCAAGAAAAAGAAAACAGTCTTTTTATTAAATGTATAAAAGATGGTTTATTTAAATTTGATGAAGCTGAAGTTTTTGATTATGGACAACAAACAAAAAATAAACAAACAAGAACTACTGACAGTTGTGCTTTTTTTAATATAGGAGCTAGTAGTAAAACTATGGTTTATTGGGCTAATAAATTTAAATATGTTTTTGCTCAAAAAATAAAAGAATACATGACTATTACTAACACGAAATCTAATTCAACAATAAACGACATACAGTTATTAAAATATAAAGAAGGTGGTTTTTACAAAGAACATGTAGACCATTGTCCAAATGCTCCAAGAAATTTAAGTTTTATATATTTAGTTAATGATGATTACGAAGGAGGAGAGTTAGTTTTTAAATTACCTTATGGCAAAAACATTTCTGTAGAGGTAAATAAAAATAAGTTATTAATTTGGCCAAGTAATTTTTTATATCCACATCAAGTTAATCCTGTAAAGAAAGGTGAAAAATATTCTTTAGTATCATGGGCACTATAGGTAAAGACTTTAATTATATAAAAGTAGAAAATTTTTTAGAAAAAGAAGTTTTAGATGTTTTAAAAAAATTTACTGAGATGAAGTTTACTATATTAGATGAAGATCATTTTATGCCTGGAGGAGACTCTAGGTCTTGTGGAGAAGTGTCTTATTATGGAGACGCTGTTATGGATTCTGTATTGTTGTTAAGTAAAGAAAAAGTAGAAAAATATACAAACACAGAACTATTGTCATCGTATTCTCTTTGGAGAGTTTATAGTCACGGGAGTTATTTAATACCTCACACTGACAGGCCCTCTTGTGAGATAAGTGTTACTGTTCATATAGATGGAGATAGAGAAGATTGGCCTTTATATTTTAACGACACACCTATAGAAACTAAACCTGGGGATGGAATAATATATTTAGGTAATAAAATAAAACATGGTAGAAAACCTTTTACAGGAGACTATCAGACTCAATTGTTTTTACATTATGTAAATGCAAATGGGGAGTTTAAAAACTACGAAAAAGACCAACGAATGTTATATGGGATTATGAAATGAGATTTATACAAAGTGCTAAAGATGGAAGTTGTAGGATAATTTTTAGTGAACAAGAGAAAAAAATAATAAAAGAAAAAGGTGAGTTTTTTCTTGATGCTATGAGTTTTAGACATTTTACTAATAATCTTATTAGAGCTGTAAGTGAGTTTCATAAAAGATTTCCTGAAGAAGTAAAACAAAAACAAACAAAAGATGATGATCTTTGTGAAGGAAAAGAATGTCCTTAAAGTGTATAAATAATTTTATAGATTTTAAAAGATGTGCTGAAATGTGTCATACTTTAGCAAGTATAGATTTCCCTTGGTATCGAACTGAATATCGAAATAGCCTATCTCATATGTTAATAGAAAAAGGTAAACCTTTAAGTAGTTATTTAGATATTTTACGAGGTTTTCCAGAAGACCTTAGAGAGAATATAATACAAGCTCAATGTTTTATTATGTATAGAACGGACAAAATTGAAAATTTAATTGAAAAAGATTTTGATATAAAACATGATAAGTCTACAAATTTAATATATCATTTAAATTCTTGTAATGGTGAAACACAAATAGGTTCAATATCTAAATTTAAATCTGTAGCAAATAGAGCAATCATTTGTTCAAGTCAATTATCTATAAAAGAAACTAACTGTACCGATGAAGATTATAGACTAATTATGTATATAAAGTACAGTCTTTAATGGTTACTTAAATTAAGGTATAATGCAATATGCCTTTAACAAATATACAAATAGCGCCAGGATTTAACAAACAAGTTACTGAAACCGGAGCAAAAGGTCAATGGACTGATGGAGACTTCGTAAGATTTAGATATGGTCAACCTGAAAAAATTGGTGGTTGGGAACAACTTACGTCAGATACTTTTATTGGAGCTGCTCGAGAACAATTAGTTTGGGCTGATTTAGATGGTAGAAAATATGCGGCTATAGGTACAAACAAAGTTTTAATAATATATTACGAAGGTGCTTTCTATGACATTACACCTTTAGATACCGCTCTAACATCATGCACTTTTGATGCTACAGATACATCTGCAACAGTCACAGTAAACAAAGCAGGGCATGGTTTAGAACCTGGAGATTTATTTACTTTTACATCAGTAACCCCTCCTTCAGGTGCGGGATATATTGCATCTGATTTTACAACGAATACGTTTGAAGTTATAACTTCAGCAGTTAACAGCTTTACAATTACAATGGCATCGGCTGCATCAGGAACTACATCGGGCACCGGATCCGCAACTGTTAATCCATATGTTAAACCAGGACCACTTAATGCTACCGCAGGATATGGTTGGGGAACAAGCACATGGGGACGAGGAACTTGGGGATCTGCTTCAACAGTTAGTAATTTAATTATTGATCCAGCTTCATGGTCAATAGATAATTTTGGTCAAGTCATGATAGCTACAATTAAAAACGGAAAAACTTTTTCTTGGAATCCTATTAATTTAGATGCTAATGCTTTAACAACAAGAGCAACTATTGTAAGTGGTGCTCCGACAAAATCCGTTATGTCTATTGTATCAGATAGAGATAGACATTTAATTTTACTTGGAACTGAAACTGTAATTGGTGATCCAACAAGACAAGATAAAATGTTTATTAGATTTTCTGATCAAGAAAATTTATCTGAATATGCACCAACCTCAGTTAACACTGCGGGAACTTTTAGATTAGATTCGGGTGTAAAAATTGTAGGCGCTGCAAAAGGTAAAGATTATATTTTAATTTTAACAGATACTTCTGCATACGTAATGCAGTTCGTAGGTCCTCCATTTACTTTTTCTATTAGACAAGTTGGAAGTAACTGTGGCTTAATTGGTCAACATGCCTTACATTATGTAAATGGAAGAGTTTGGTGGATGGGACAAGCAGGAGGTTTTTTTGTTTATGATGGTACAGTAAAATCGGTCCCTTGTTTGGTTGAAGATTTTGTATTTACAAACACTGGTAGTAATTTAGGAATAAATTACAGTGCAGGGGAACAAGTATATGTTGGCCTTAATCACCTATATGAAGAAATAAATTGGTTTTATCCTAAGAGTGGATCTGAACAAGTTGATAGAGTTGTAACTTATAATTATACAGAAAACACTTGGACGACAGGTTCTTTAGCAAGAACTTCATTTCATGACTCTACTTTATATGACAACCCTTATGCTACAGAATTTAATAACACAGGCACCCCAACATTTCCTATTATTCAAGGAGTTACAAACACAAACGGTTCTTCTACATATTATGCTCATGAGGTAGGTGTAGATCAAGTCGATAGTCTTGGTAACAAAACAGCTATACCTGCATTTATACAATCAGGTGATTTTGATTTAGGGGAAGGTGAAGTGTTTTTAAGTATAAGAAGGTTTATTCCTGATTTCAAAAGACTTCAAGGTAATGCAGAAATTACAATTAATTTGAGAAATTACCCAACTAGCACTGCAGCGAGTTCACCTTTAGGGCCGTTTACAATTACAAGCTCTACTGATAAAGTAGATACCCGTGCAAGGTCAAGATTTGCAAGTGTTAAAGTAGCTAATCTTTCAACTGATCAAAGTTGGAGATACGGCACATTTAGAGCAGATGTTCAACCAGATGGAATGAGGGGATAATGGCTAGAGTAGATATAATAATACCTGAACCAACTCCTGAGTATACAGAAGAAAACCAAAGACAAGTAACTCAGTCTTTACGAACGAT